TGTGGCGTTGGTGGCATTGGTTGCGTTCGTGGCGTTCGTTGCAGAAGCTACTGACTGACTGGCAATATTAGCGGACGTAATGAAGGTGCCGCCAGACTGGGGGCCGGTAGCTGTTAACGCGTTGCCTGAACATGATGCTGCTGTTGTTGCATTCGTGGCGTTGGTGGCGTTCGTGGCGTTCGTGGCGTTGGTTGCATTTGTAACAGCCGTCGATCCAATTTGACCAACAATATCCGCCGCACTTGCAACGGTAACCGCTGAACCCCCTGCACCTTTCAATAATGCGCCGGAAGAAAATGTTGTAGCCCCTGTACCGCCATTAGCAACAGGCAAAGTGCCTGTCACGTTGGTGGTTAAGTTTGCAAACGTAGTTGAGGTTGTCCCTGTACCGCCGTTGGCAATTGGCAAAGTTCCAGTCACGCCAGAAGTCAAACTGACATTTGTGATTGTGTTGCTTGAGCCGTTGATGGTTGAGCTAGTAATAGTTTTGTTGCTCAGAGCCTCCGTACCAGCCAAGGTTGCCAATGTGCCCGTTGTGGGCAGAGTGACAGAGGTTGTGTTGGTAGCTGTGAGGGTGGTTGCAAATGCGCCTGATGTGGTCAGGTTGCCCCCCAAAGTGATTGTCTTGCCTGAGTTGGCGACACCTGTACCGCCGTTAGCCCCGAGCAATACGCCAGAAATATCAGCGCTACCAACGTCGATGGCATCCCAGCTTGTGTTTGTGCCGTCGGATTTCAGATACCTTCCGTTGGCACTTGTTTGTACTGGAGCCAGAGCGTTGAAGGCTGCGTTGGCTGTGACTTGACCTGTGCCGCCTTTGTTGATGGCCAAAGTTCCAGTTATGGAGGATGCTTGCAACTCGTTGAAGTTTGTGCCATCAGACCACACTATGACCTTAGCGCCGTTGGCAATTGTTACCCCTGTGCCCGCTGCGGTGGTGTTACCGATTACAGTCGAGTTGTAAATAATCATCGAGTAGCCACTGTCGTTCCACACGATATACTGCTTTGACGCTGGGGGAGCATAGACGTTGAACGCCGCGCCGGTGGTTGTCGTGAAACGCAGCATGGCGTAGACAGACTGGTTATCCGCAACGGTAGAAGATGCCCCGTTGATGTATGTCAGGGCTTGGCTGGCGCTTGTGACACTGACAGTTTGATACCCGGCAATTGCTGCTTCCAAAAGGTACGCAAACGTGTTGTTTGTGGTCGTGCCCCATGTACCGGCTTGAGCGCCTGCGTCGATCAGTTCAATGCGTAGGTCTGGTGAATATGAACTCATGATTCATCCTTTATTGGTTGGCGGGTGGAGGTGGAGGACGAACGCCATTTTGTTGCATAGCTTGAAACTCCTGCCCCAGCTTGCTCAGTTTCATAAACAAATCAATGCACTCGCCAAGCTGCCCAGCGGCCAATTGCTTCATGATGATGTTAAATTCGGCAACCGTTACTTCGCCAATGTTAATTTTGTCGTTCATGATTTATCCTTTATTGATTGTTCCAATTTTGCCTCAAGCGTTGCCACTTTGTCGGTCAGCTCCTTGATGGCTTCAATGAACAAGCCAGCCATGTTTGCGTAAGCTACACCGTACTTGTCGTTTTCTTTATCGTAAGTCACAACCTCTGGGGCAATTTCCAACACCTCTTGAGCAATGACACCCATCTGGCGTTTGTCGTGATGGGCTTCATCTTTAATGTCTTCTTCAATTTTCTTGTAGTACACGCCCCGCAGCTTGTTTGTTTTTTCAAGCGCATTGTCAATGGTAACTACGTCCTTCTTGGCTCTGCGGTCTGAATACGCAACCACGTTGGCTGTCGCATAGATTGACCCAGCCACATACATTGCATACGAAGAAGACGTTGTGGATGTCATTATCCCAATGCCACCATTTGACACAAGGTAATAAAGGGGCCAAACGCCGTTTGATTCTCGGTAAAAACCGCCGTTACCAGAAGCGTCAGCCATTGCATTCAAATGATTGGTTGAGGTGCCCATCAAATAGCCGAAGTAACCATTCTTTGACGCTGATTGTGTCGCCCCGCCATAAGTTGTGGTCGTATTTGTTGCAATTTGAGGGCTGGTAAACGTGCCACAAACAAAGGCTTCATATCCAGTGCCGGGGTTGTTTGTTATAGCAATGCGTCCGCTGGTTTCAATGGCGATACTGGAAGCCACAACCCCGCCCCAATGAAAACCAAGCCTAGGAGCAGAAGCGCCAGCACCACCATTTCCCGCTTCACGAACACAAACAACATTACTATAGGATGTGCCGGAGGAGGCGGCGTAAATACCAGTACCTGCGTTCGTTATTTGGGTGGCGAGGATTGACTGACCATTTATGAAAGAGGCTACTGCCGCCGCACTTGCGGAACGATAGTAGTTGTCGCCCTGCTTGGCCATTATTGCCGTCACACCGGAAGAAATAGCGTTGTCGGTTGAGTTGAAATAATTGGTAAAAATGTATCCGTTCGCGTCAGTAGCAACGAGCCGATTGCTCGCAATTGATGCGGTTGGTGTAAAGCCGTTAACGGTAGATACCGAAAGTGCTCCAGCGGCAGATATGGAGCCCGCTGTTCCAGACGCGCCATTCCCAAAAACAATACCGCCAGTACCAGCGTAGTAATTCAAGTACATTGCTTTACTAGTACCAGAATCCAAATGTAAATTGCCGTCTGTTGTTACAACAGACGCAAAACTTGCCGTGCGTGTAATTCCGTTAACACCATCCCCGCCAACTTGCAAAGTTGCAGCCCATGTGGGATTTGGGCCGAATCTGGCGTAGTTACCGCTACCAATTGATAGCGAGCTACGATTAAGAGTTACAGCGCCGGTGTGGTCAATAGTGACCGCCGTCTTTGCCCCTGTTGCAAAGTCATCGGTGGTAGCCAAATACATCTTGGTACCAAATGCGCCAGATGATTGCACATAAATCCCAGCCTGCGCTCCGCCGCCAGAGTTCCATGTCCATGTAAGTGCTTGCGCATTGTTTGTGCTAGAAGTCCCGTTAAACACTTGGCCATAGTTTGTCAAGCCCGGAGTTGTTGTGTTGATGGCTGCGGGCGCAAATGAGCTGGTGATAGTGCTGCTAAAAGCGCCGGTGGTAGCGCTAACTGTGCCGCCAGATTGGTTTGTTGCAGTTGTTGCAGTAGCCGCATTTCCCGAAGTTGAATCAGAAACTCTTGCAGAGTCAACACGAACGCCGTAGGTGTTTGCACCGTTCCAGCCCATCAATGTAGGATAAGTTGCTATCCAAGCACCTGTGGAATTAGTGTTGTTTACGCTTGTGCCGCTTGGCGATGTGCTATTGGAAGCATCAAAAATTACATGGCTATTACCGTAGTTCTTCCATGCCATCAAACCAACCACGTTACCAAGAACGCCTGTACCGCTCCAGTTTGTTTGCCCGCTGGACAAGGTTGTTGCAGTTGTTGCAGTAGCCGCATTGCCAGTAGTGTTCTGGTTAAAAGTAGGCCAAGTAAATGTGCCTGTGCTGAAGTTGCCAGACTGGGGTGTCCCCAAAATTGGGGTTGTAAAGCTTGGCGAAGTAGCCAACGCAACCACGGTGCCGGAGCCTGTTGTGGAGTAAGACGTAGCCCACGATGTACCTGTGGAGTTGGGTATGCCTGCGCCGGGATAGACCATAGTGCTTGGGGCTGAAGCAGACACCCAAGTTGTGCCATTAGACTGAAGTACGTTACCGTTTGTACCGGGGGCTACGACCTGAAGCGCTGAAGTGCCGTTACCCAGCAAGACGTTGTTGGCTGTGAATGTTGCTGCGCCTGTACCGCCATTACCGACAGGCAGTGTTCCTGTGACGTTGGTGGCCAAGTCCACGAAAGTGGTTGATGTAGAGCCTGTGCCGCCGTTGGCGATTGGCAGTGTTCCGCTGACATGCGTTGCCAAACCAATCTTGCCCCAGCTTGGGTTTGCGCTAACACCGCCAGAGATCAGGGCGTTGCCAACTGCCGCATCCGCAAGCGTTGCGAGCGACGTAGTCGTATCTGCGTAGAGCAAATCTCCCACAGCGTAAGAGGTAAGGCCAGTGCCGCCGTAAACAGCACCAATAGCTGTAGCGTTCCAAGTACCAGCAGTAAGAGTACCGACTCCAGTAACGCCCGTGTAGCTGCCAGACAACCGTGAAGTGCCCAACGTACCTGTTGTGATATTTGAAGCATCAGTTGTATCCGTTGTTGCTGAAGCTGCCAAGCCTGAAACTGCCGCCGAAGAAATGGCAATACCCGTGGGGCTAACGCCGGTCACTTGCCCTTGCGCGTTGGTTGTGAATACTGGGACTGATGATGCTGAGCCATATGTACCCGCCGTACCAGTGTTGGCAATATTGAATGTGTAGGTTGGGGACTCACTCAGCCCTGTACCCGCCGTGTATGTAATTGGCGCAGAGAACTGCTGAAAAACAATCGCTGTCGTGCCAATCGTTATAGGAGGAGCAGTCTGCTGCACCCAAGCGGTGTTGACGTTAGCAGTACCGCTGGTCACCAAGAAAAAGTCGCCCTCGTCAATCTGGTCAACCCCAGTGCCAACAGTATCAAAATCTGTAGCGCGGGTCAGTATGTATGGTGTTCCAGCAGAGCCAACCTGAGTAACCGTATAAACACCGTTGTTTGCACCTGCCGCTTCGTTTTTTACAAGTATGCGTTCTGTAACGACAGTAAGCGTTGAGTCCACAGACAAAGCGCCGTTAGCGTTTCCTGTAAGCGTTGCCCCCACCCCGGATGTGCCGTTGTTGTATGTGTTTGCTGGTAGCGTTGTTGTAGTTGCTAAAGCTACAGCTTCATGGAAGTGAATACCCGATGCAATCGCATCCGCATACGCCTTGTTGACAATGTCGGTGTTGTTGGTTGGCGTTGTTGAAACTGTGCCGGATGTAATATTGGCCGTTGTAATGTTTGCAGTGCTTGCGCCCAGTGTGCCAATATCTAAAACGGTTACAGCAGACCCCGCCGCATCTAAATACACCGCCCTTTCCGCTGGGTATGTACAAAACACGTTCTTTGAGCCAGCGGCAAAATTAACCAAGCTGCCAGAATTGCTGGATTCAAAAACAGTGGTGCGGCTTAACGTTGTGCCAGAAGCTGTGTATGTGCCAAGACCTACTTCCCACTCCCCCGTAGTTGGGTTGGCAATTGCGTAGTACGTAGTGTTACCGTCGCCAATAATTGCAAACGTCTGAAAGCCCAGAACCGCGCCGCCAAGAGTCACTGTTCCTGTACCAGCGGTGGTGGTCGTTTCTTGAACTCTGTCTTTGACTACGAATGCCATTTGGTCAGCCCTGCGTTTTGATTACTTGCCATGTGTCAGTTTGACCGTCGTATATGACTGTCCAACCGGCATTCTGAGCGGCGTTGATGTTCTGCCATCCATCTGTCTGGGCTGTCCCAATCGTCGCCCAAGTTGTTGTTTGTGAGGCGTTGATATTGCCCCAATCCGCCGTTTGCGCATCGTTGATGATCTCCCAAAGCAGCCTTGCAATGATCTGATCTGCGGCTACCGCACCTTCAGTGATGGTAGCAAAAAAGACCGCACTTGCAAAGACCGTATCCAATACTTGGGCGGTCTCGCTGATAGTTGCGTTAAACGTGGACGGGGCCACCAAAACACTGTCCGCCGCCGTGGTTGATTCAGAAATCTGGGAGGGGAAGACCGCTTGTGCGTTGACGGTTTCTGAAGCTGTGGCGCTCTCGCTAACACTTGCCGGGTAGGAGGTTGTCGCACTGGCAGAATCCGCCGCTGTGGCAGTCTCAAGAATCGTCGCCAAGAACGCCGCAAAGGCTGCGGCTGAGTCGGAAGCGGTAGCAGTTTCAGCAATATTGACGCTGAAATCTACCAAAGAAGACACAGAATCGACCCCAGAAGCCGCTTCATTTACTACACCGTTGAAATCAACCAAGCTGCTTACCGAGTCTGCTCCTGCGGCTGTTTCCGCTATGGACGAAACAAAATCAACCAAGGCGCTGGGAGCGTCCCCAATAACGGCAGTTTCCGCAATGTCTGTATTGAAGTTAGACGCAGCCACCGCTACGCTGTCTGCCCCTGTAGAAGCCTCTGCAACAGATGTGGGAAAAACCGCAAGGGCTGCTACCGAATCTGTCCCCGCCGCTGATTCATCTATTGAAGAATCAAATACCTGCCCCGCTGCACCTTGCGCAGCAAATGGAGCGGCAGCAAATGGGGCATCAGCAAACACACGTTATGCAGCGTCAAGGCTGAATGTGTAGGTCACGTTCAGAGTGTCACCAGACACAACGGTGCGGTCGCCGGGAGACTGGAAATCTGACTCGGAGAACAATACGCCTGACGTGCCGCTGGACACGGTACACAGAAATGCGCCAGCGATAACGCCACCTGCGCCAGAAATGGTGAAGGAAGAGGGTGAAGCAGAGTTGCTGATGACGGATGGGTCTGCGGTTGTAGCCGTACCAAAAGTCACGGCCTTGCGTGAGCCAGAGTAGTCGGTGTACTCAGTCCATGCTTTAGAAGCCAGAGTGTCGGCTGCGGCAAAGGTTGTACCAGAACCGGGGCCAGTAATTAAACCGAGGAAGAAAGCAGCGGTATAGGTTGAACCCTTGAAGTACTGGGTATTCATGTTCTGCAAACCTTCGTTGACCACGAGGTTGTGCATTTGGTCTTCCCACTTCAGGTTACCGTCTTTGTCAAGACACTGAACGTGGAACACGCCGCCTGCCCGCGCACCAGAATCGGCTCCAGTACGAGCGACAAGACCCGCGCTTACGGTGTCTGTTGAAGTTGCTTTTTCGTTAAACATAGTCGCTCCTTATACAAGCCTAATGAGTGCTGATGTGCTGGTATCAGCAGGCATCGTTACAGTGAAAGTTGAAGTTGATGTTTTGTCGTTGCCAAAGTCCAGAACACAGACGGCAGCGCCAGTAGTGTTGTTGTAGATCAAAGCACCGCGAGCAGTGATTGATCCAGTCCATGCTGGGGAAGCGAACGTGACATACACAACGCTACCAGCCGATGTTGTGGCCGTGGATACAGTGGCGGCAATTACTTGCCCGGTAGCCACATAATTCCCACCAGATGCCTCGCCTGTGGTCGTGTAGCCTGTGGTCGTTTCATCCAGTGTTGCAGCATTTGTGTACAGAGCCAGCTTGAATTGGTTTGATGAAAAATTCATCGTTCCGTTCATAAGCCCGGTACGCAAAGTGTTGCATGAATAGTTGCCGGTAAAAGCCATCAACGCACTCCGTTATTCTGGGCCAGAGGCGGAACTCTGAACTGGCCACTTCGGTATGCATCGCTACGCTCCAGACCATCACCCAGACGTTGAGCCAATGCAAGTGCTTCTTTGTACTTGCCGTCATACAAAGCAATGATGTCTTGCTCGCCCTTCATGAACGTGTAAGCCTCGACCAATGATCCGTACAACAGCACGGTGTCAAAGTTGTCGCCCAACCAAGTCTGGCCAGAAGCCGCAACAGTGATGGACTCGGGATAGTAGTAATAGTGAAGCTCGACGTTGTAAGCCGCATCAGGTGTTGGGCCAAGAATGAAGCTCAACTCATTGGTGATGACGGGGCTGGGGTCGTTTGTGGTTGTCGGGCCAAACAGAGCGTAGTACTTGGGTGTCGCTGTGTCAGTAGCCTTGGGATACGCCTGACGGATGAAGTTCACATCCTTGTTCAGCAAGAACTCTTGCCCGTCCGCAGTCTCAACGGCCAACGAATACGTCGCCAGAAAATCTGCCGGACACGACAAGTACTTGTTGCCATTTGATGTGATACCCGTCACGTTCTTACGCAACGATGGGAACTGAACCGTGTTGTAGATGCGCTGCTCAGCCTGCGTGATGAAAGTGTTTAACTGGGTCGTTGAGGACACAGTACTTCCATCGGCAAGATACGTTGCTGGGAACGTATTCTCTACATAGCTTTGAATTGCAGCGATCAACTGGGCGTAGGTCATGCCATCGGGCCTCTGGCCATCAAGCCTTTAGTTGCTGCGCCTGTGCCACGGATTTTGATACCAGTGGTTTTGGGCTCTGGGTAGTCATTGCTGTGTGTGTTAGCCACAGAGACGTTTGCCTTGCGCATGTACTCTTTATTGTTGCTCACGCCAGCGGGCTCAATCTTGAGCTTCTTGCCAGTCATTGTGTGTGGCTCGGCGTAAACGCTGGCTGGGCCAACTTCTTTGCCGCCTTTTTTCATGCTGTATTTAGCCATGATTAACCTCCACGACCAGAACGACGACCGGGGCTCATTTGGTTGGCAACTTTAGCCAAGCCACGGCCCATCTTCAGCATGTCGCTGTTAGTCTTGCCACCAGCACGCATTTTTTTAGCGTCGGGATGCATGCGTTTTTCGTGAGATTTCACTTCTTTGCTGGCAATGCGTTTAACTGATTTTGTGTCCATATCGACTCCTTATGTCGTTGTAACCGTTACTGTACCAAGTTCTACCGCTAATACCAAGTTGTTTGGCGTTAGGGCAGCATCAAAAAACGAAGACCCACCAACAGGATTCCATCCCCACTGGAAGATCCGACTGCCGCCCTCGTTGGTTCCTGAACCTGTTGGCCCAGTCCCACCGTTCACGTTAATCTGCAACCCGCTGTTGCCCGATAGAAGATAGCTTCGATCTGGGCGAGGGTTACGCAAGCCTTGAGGGTCGTCCACCGGGAACATACCCAACTGCAACTGAGGCTGGTCAGGGTCCCAACACTCTGGGCATACAAGCAAGTCGTAGTTCTTGGTCTTGATGATTTCCTTGCGCAAAACCTTGAGCTTGAACCGCTGGTCGCAACGGTCGCACTGGGCGATTGCCCATTTGCCGCTGGCGAACCGATTACCCATTATGTACCTCCAATATATTGCTGTCTGGGCACGAACCGGATCGCAGCTTTCTCGTGATCTTCATACGCTGCTAGTTCCCAAGCCTCGTCATACTGGGCCTTCAAAAACTGGAGGCGCTCAGCGCCTTGGGGAATCTTGCCAGCGATGTAGTACGACAGGCCAGCGGCCATGCAGGGAATGAACCTGAACGGAACATCCATCACGTTCACACCGCCACCAGCGTCTTGGGTGCGGCGCAGTCGCCAGTACACAAATTGGTACGGCTGCGCATTGTCAGGGGTTGGCCAAACGGTCACGGCTGGCAGGTTTTGAACGGAGACATTTGCCCCAGTCAGGTGGGTTGCTGCTGTGGTGCCATTCTGCCCACGGAAACAATTATTGAGCGTATTACCGTCGATATAACCATAATTGATGGTTTCTGAGCCTATCTGCACAAAGCCTAAAGCAGGCATACCAGCGGTAGAAGTCACCGTGATTGTGGTCGCAGTGGCTGAAATGCCGCCATTCAACGTGGTAATCGGGGCCGCAGTCTGGCCATCCAGCCGCTGTATCCATACCTGAATTGGGCGGGCCTGCTGAAGTTTGTTAGGGAGAGTAGCGTAGGTAGAAACACTAATACGGGTGATGGTCAAGTCAGCCTGATTGGAGGTGTTGTTGGCTTGCGTGCGGATGACGTGTTCAATCAAGTCCACGGTGTCGTTGGGCAGGGCATAGGTGCTTTGGCCCGGAACCAAGTCAATGACCCCTGTCTCAATCGTCCACATGTTGATGCCACGGTTGGCCCACTCAGCGAACATGATGTTGAGACTACGGCGTGCAGTACGCAGGTCATAGCCCGTGCGCAGCTCGCCCCCAGCGCGTTCAAACGCCTCCTCGACGAGTTCAGTCAGGTCGAGGTTAAATGATGCGGAGCCGGAGGTTGTTGCCATTATCTAAACCCTGCCGTTTTCTTTGCGATGTTTTTGGGTTGTGCCACAAACTGCTTACCCGCCGCCTTACCTTTGCGCTTGGCTTTGGTTGTAGCAGCGTACTCAGCAGGGGACAAAGACTTGATGGCAGCTTCTGGCAAATACCGTTCGCCCGTTTTGGACGAAGGCTTCCCCGACTTGGTACGCCATTTCTGGTCGCCCCAATTTTTAAGGGAAGTCTGCGGCGCTTTCAATCTCTGTAACCCCCACCTGCTGCCTTGTACTTCTTGGCTACAAGCTGCGCCTTACGTGCTGACCACTGGCCAGCTCCAGTACCGTGAGTCGCCGCCGCTTTAACCTGAGACACAATCCGCTTACGCAGACTAGGCTTGGTGTAATTACCGGCGGCGTTGACCTTCCCACCGTCCGCATACTCGGTGAAGTCAGTGTCGTCCCGACGTGCCTTACGTTTGGCCCCGGGCATCTTGGAGGGGCGTATAGCCCCCATGCCACGAGAGGCCATCATTTGATGATCGTCCCACGAGTTTTACCGCGCTGAGCACAGCCATCTGCACGGCTGGAAGCTGAACCACCTGCGGCAAACTTCTTGCCCATGTCCTTTTTGGTGGTGGGCGCTTCAGCAGCTTTGGCAGCAGCTTTCTTATCCGCAATTTCTTGTAGAACTTCCGCAGGAGCAGGCGCATCAGTACCGCCAGTCTTGGCTTCTTTGCGGTACTTTTCTGCCTTTTTATCGTCTTCAGTCATGGTTCACCTTAATACATCTTGCATTTGGTTTTGCCGCGAGAAGCGATGCCGTCAGCTCGTTTGGAAGCGGATGATGTCATACCGCCAGACTTATACGAGCTTTGTTTAGCTGCACGGCGACGTGCATCGGCGGCTGCGGCGGCTCGGGACGATACCCTAAGTGCGTCAGTTTTTTGGGCGCTTAGTTCTTCCGGCACTTCTTGGGCAAACTTTTTTGTCTTTGCTTCACGTTTGACTGCGCGTGAAAGATTGGTAAGTTGATCAGTACGATTTGCGCTAGACACAGGAGTCGTAAGCCCAGCAGGTTTATCTGCGGCAGGGGCGGGTTTAACAACGAGGTCATTTGTTGCATCGCCTACACCCGGACGCGTTGTTCCGGTACCACCGGGCGTATAGGAGCTTTCGTTTGTAGGTGTAAAAGCATCTTCCAATGCTTCTACTTTTTTAGTGTCGCCGGTGTAAGAACTGGTCTTTTGGTCGCCCGCGTCATCTTTGTCCTTACCTTTGGACGCCATGTACGCCGCGCCCGCAAGAGCAGCAAGACCCGCTAATCTACCCAAATTTTTCTTTGCCATGATTGCCCCTTTAGCAGGCTTTGCCGCCCATGTTCATCTTGACCATTTTGCCTTTGGTTTTGCCTTTGACAGCTAAACCATCGCGGCTGGGGGCTGCGGTTTTAACAGCGCCCATCTTGCTGGCAGTCATGCCGCCTTTGGCCATTTTCTTCATGCCTGCTTCTTTCATTTCGTGCTTAATCATTGATGCAGGTGCGCCCTTCTTTTTCATGAAGGACACTTCTTTTTTCATCATTCCTTTGGATTCTTTCATTTCGCCACCCTTTTTAAAAAGTTCGTTCTTACCCTGATTGGTCTTTGGTTTGTTAACCGCTTGCGCATCAGCGCGGCTCTTAGAGCCTTTGCCAAATTTCATACCCTTGCTGGCTTCGCTGAAGTCCTTGCCAACGGCTTTAGGCACTCCAACTTTCTTCGCAAACGCTGGGTTGTGCGCCACAGCATCCATGAATTTCTTTTGCTTATCACTTACTGCTGGCATCATTTCCCCGCTTGAAGGAGTCGGTCAATTTTTTCTTCAAGGCGGTTAAACCGTTGGTCAATGTGGTCAGTAACTCTTTGCACTTCTGAATTAGTTGCGTAATCACGGGCAATCTCCTCGCGTGTTCGGTTCAATAAAATGCTCAAGCGTGCCAGCTCGTCGAATTTTTCACGAATGAAAAACCACAATGCCCCCATAACAAGAGACAGACCCGCAGACCAAAGCGTGTTAATGTCCATGTCAGCACTTCCATCTAGCCAAGGAAGCCGCCTTACGGGTGGGCTTGCCTTTTTCATCTTTCATCGGGCCGGGCATACCTGACATGCGAGCGCAAAATGACTTCTTGCGGGGGCCACCTTGGGGCTGTGGAGCCTTCAGGTTACTGCCCGTTGCTGCGTTGTACTTGGCGCGGCCTTTGGCAGTCAAACCCGCCCCCTTGGAGACAGGCAGCTTTTCGCCACGTCCAACTGCAAGGGAGGGATTCTTCTTAGCCATAGTAAATCTGCGCCCCGTCAATAGAACTCATGTAGGCATAAATTCCATTTACTGCCAATACGCCTTCGCCGGGGATAAGCGGGGCGTTTTGGAACTCGTCTGATGCGTGAGTTTCATAGGTTAACAACCAACGATTTGCGCCGCTGACATAAAGCGCTGCTGGAGAACCTGTAATAGTCCCAGTATTGATGTCTGTGATCGTAAACGCATCTGCGGTTGTTACAGTGATAGCGTAATTCCCATCAGTGGCAGTGCCGCCTGAGCCAGTAACAAAGTGAATGCCGACAACAGTGCCGGTTGTTAACCCGTGCGCGGTTTTTGCAATCGTCACAGTCGCGCCACTACGTCCGTAAGTAACGCTTGAAGTTACTGGGGCTACGGTTGTATCAAACAATACCAAAGTCCCGCCACCGCCATAAAAAGAAACACCTTTTACCCTGTTTCGTCCAAGCACAAAAAAACCACTTTGGTTTAGGTGCCCTTGTCTTACATCAGTTTGCATCGTCATTTTGCTGCTCCAGTTCTGGTGCTTCTATCCTGTTTATGAGCATCTTGTACGCTTGGATCGTGGCCTGAGATTGAATCAAAAAAGTTTGGGCTTTCTGTGCTTCAGTCTCTAGGTCACGTATCTCAGACTCCAAGAATTCCTTGGTGATCTGCATATTAAGCCGCGCTGGAACACATGATGAAGTAAGGCGTACCGTCTGATGCCACGACTCTCAAAGTCTTAGCAATAGTGGCGGTGCTTGTTACAAACAAGGCTGCGGGGATGTTGAACAAGTTTGCGACAGTGCCAGTGCCGCTGTTTGTGAAGCGGATGAACGAAGCATTTGTCCAAGTACCACCAGAGGCAAAGTTGGAGTCAGCTTGAATAGCTGCAATCGTACCGCCGGGGTTGGTCGATGTGCCGCCCAGAGTAGCGCGAAGAGCGTTACCTGCGCCAGAGATAGTGCCAGAACCGTTAATGCTCAAGCTAATGTGAGCGCCGTTGACAGTACCACCAGTAGCTGCGCCAGCACCTGTGACCTGAGTCAAAGCACGGTAAGTTTCACCAGAGCCTGTAGAGGTAAAAGCCAAACGCTGATAAGACAGACGTGTATCGCCAGTAGCGGCAGAAGTCGTAACATATGATTCAGACACATTGCCAGCGGCGGTTTCAACGACGGGGCTAGAAGCTGTTCCGGAGATAAAGCCATTTTGTGATATGACTGGGCCGGAGAACGTGGTATTTGCCATGATTGTTCCTTACATGCAAGTGAGGGTGTTCTGTCTGCATGTCGTCAGCCGG